ATCATTATTGGATTGTATTCCTTAACATTCTCAGCTCAATGGCACGATCCAACATATATTTCTCCGCATTACTCCAGTAGTACAGAGGGATGAAATCCTGGTCATATTTATTACAAAACTTTTTGAAGTCTCGGAACATATCGTGTACAATAGCCTTTTCACAGTTTTTATCTAACTTATCAACGATATGTGGTTTAAAATCTAAAGATGCGTTTTTAAGAATAACACTTTTTTGATAGTTTGAGTTTACACCACAAACTTCCATTTGTAAGATACCTCTAAGATTTGTCCAAAATGAATTATCAGTTCTAGCTCCATTCTCTGGTATTTCTGACCAATGGCAATACCCGATGATGGGTTGATTAGCATTATAAATTCGTGTTACCTTATATAAACTAGTCCACTCGGGTAAATGTGACCAGATAAGATTGAATCTACTCTGATATTTTTCAATCAACCTATCGAAAAATTTATGAGGATAATCTACTCTCATTTTAGGAGGGAAACAATCTATACCATCCATTTTTACCAATTCTACATTAGGATATTCAAATTGGTTTATAATACCAGGATGGTTATTTAAATCAGGGTATGGAAGAATCCATTTCCATGTTTTACCTATTTCTGTATTATCTAAAAATGATTTGAACACCAATAGAAATGAATCTCTATTGATATCCTTTGCCATTCCAAAGTTTGTGTAATTAGGTATTACTAATACTATCATATTTATTTTAATTGTTTATACATACATAATATAGGTATAAAACGCAAAATTGTTTTACGATTCCCAAACACTTTTTACAAATTTACGAGTGTTTTGATATGCATCTTGCCAATCATCATTCATCAAAAGTTCATTTGTAGCCATAAAGTCTTTAACTGAATTCAAATATTCATCCGAATATATATTTGGGTCAAAATCTCTTTTATTAGACCAGAATCCATTATCTCCTTCAAATTGTAAAAAGAAATTGTCAATATCTTTACTATCAATACCAGCTCGTTTGTGTCCACTTTCAAGTCCAATACCTTTATCGATATTTACCATAACAATTTTGAAAACAGCCTTGGCATTTTCATCTCTATCAATCATTGGTATTTCACCATTTGGATTTAATGAAGAATCCAATGTTTGCTTAGCTTTTGAAATTAAAGTCTCTTTAACATCGCTGACCTCTTCATATGGAAGTTCATCTAATTCAGATTCCAAATTCATATAGAATTGTTGATATCTACCTTTAGCACCAGTACCTACTTCTATCAAGTTCTTTTGAGTATCAGTATTATCTAACATATAAGTTGCCATCTTTAGAACCTTATTTCCTACTGTAATAACTACATCTTTAGTTAATCTAGCTGAGCGAGATTCCAAATAATCTCTAATAATCTGAGCCATCATTAACGCCGAATCTACCTTAGTCATTGACAGGTCTTTAATATTTGTTGTTGATTTTCCTTTATATAACTCAGCTACATCATCTACTTTATTTTCAAATGATTCAATGTTTACACATTCAGAAATATAAGTTAAGAAGTTTACTTCAGTTTCAACTAACTTATCTAATTGTTTATCTTTTGATACATTTTCAACAAACTCTTTATATTGAGTATTTCGTGTACTAAGAGTTGAACAATCAAATCCTCTGTAACGTTCTAAAGAACCTTTTCTGTATTGTCTGGAACTCAACCATAACATAATTGGTTCTTCTTCATATCTCTCCATTTGGTGACCTACCTTTGCGTGTTTGGAAAACATGGTTTTAGAACCTTGAAACAATTCAGTTCCTTCAACTGGCGTGTAAATCTTATCAAAATAATCATTATCAACACCATACATACCCTCAATTGCAATTTCAGCTTCAGCTGCTGCTTTTTGGTGAATTTGCCAAGTATCTTCATTATTATTAATACCTAATATTTCACGTCTATGGAAAGTTCTATTTGGATAGACTTTGAATTCAATAGGAATATAAGTATCATCTTTTTTCTTTTTAATATCTAATGGGATAATTTCAGAAAAAGATAATTCTTTTGCTTTTTTATCCTTAAATAGAGATTTTAAAGATTCTACAATTTTTTTTGTATCGGAAGTTCTCTCATCATCAACCAATTCACTATCTAAAATTCGTAGAGCAGATTTCCACACCGAAACTGGCCATTTCTCATCATAGTTGAAAAACAATACCAGACCTTGATGCCCCCTATCTTCTGCTTGAAGAGCGGTAGTATCATTTAATATACCCAATGGCAGTGAATTAAATGAAGCGTTACTACCCATAATACGAATACCGTATGATAATTTCTTAGGTAATTTCTTTGATTTAAGGTGGATTGATGGGTTTCTGTTAGATTTGGAGTTCTGAACATTATATGGTTCCAAATCTCCATTATAATTTTTAGGGTAGAACTTTAAATCTCCCCATTTAATTAGATATCCCGTAAAGAAATTATTTTTATCCTTTACACATTTAGGAAGTACATTTTTTCTTAGATAATTAACTTCTTTTTTAAAATCTTCGTAACTAATTTTTTGTTCTCTCATCTTAGTTGTTTTAATGCTTATCATTTGTTATACAAATATACAAAAAATATTTTAAACCACCAAATATTTTTACCAAAAATTTACTTTATTTTCTGGTTCAATAGTTTCATAGTGTTCTATTGGTGGTAAATACTCTTGTAAATCTTTTGGATAAGGATAAACTTTATGTTTTAATTTTGATTTTAACTTTTTAGTTTCTCCTTTGGTTTGACCTAATATCTGAATGTATCTATTCTTAGGTGCTTCTTTCTTTCTCCAAAATTCTTTATACCCATCTTTACCAACTGCCTCTTTTAGTTTTTCAATATTATGTGAACCCCACTTACTAAAAACTGTTCTACTATGAATCCACTTATAAGGGTTATTACTTAGAGAGATTGAGAAGTTAGGCATCAACTGAATCTCTGAGGTGTCTTGAAATAACCAATTTGTTGCTTGATAAATTCCACCAAGATGTCCTTGTTCTGCATCAGAATAGGAAATCAACATTTTTATATTGGGTGCGTTTTCCTTTAACCACTTAAAGGATTGTCCCATTGCATATGATTCAATATTAGAACCATACCCATCGTGTATAAACAACCTTGTCAATTCTAAACATTCTTCTTTACCCAATCCATCTATTACAGATGTTACCGCTGACCTACCTACTGGATAACCATAAATCAAACAACCTATGAGTTGTTCTGTATTACCCAATACATCTTTATCATCTGATTCATAAAACACACCAAGAGCGTACCTACACATCGAAAATGCATGGGTATAATGATATTTTACAATCATATCTTTACCAGCTGCTTTACTGATTTCTCTGATTGTAACTTTTGAAGTATCAACGTATTTTTTATTGTCCTCTTTCAATGGGTTCTAACTTATGAATTTCCATCTCACCAACTTCCTGCTCCTTTGGATATGGATATTGGGGATGTTTAAGGTTTTTTAATAACTTTCTTCGTTCTCCACCTTTTGCTAAGATAAAAACATATCTATGCTTTCTTGGTTCTTTTCTAATCCAAAATGGTTTAGTTACCTGCTTTTGAATTTCTTTGGGGTCATTGGTTCCATAGTATGGAAAGATAGTTCTACCATGTTGCCACTCACCATCTTCATCAAACTTAAAAGACCAACTATCGTTGAATCTTAATTTGTTACCTTGATAAATCCAATTAGTAGCTTGGTAGATTGTACCAGCATGTCCTTCTTTTGGGTCTGAATATGATATCAATCCTTTTACATGAGGTACGTTTTCTCGTAACCAATCAAATGATTTAGAGATAAACCAACTTTCTATATTAGAACCATACCCATCAAAGACAAACAATCTAACTAATTCTAATACTTCAGTTCTATCTAATAACTCTGAAATAGATTGTCCGCTCAATCTACCAATCGGGTCTCCATAACAAATCACACCAATGAGTTTATCCTCAAGACCACTAAAAAATGGATGTTCTTCTACATCAGAAGTAAATAAACCCAAAACATAAGATACTTTTGTCCACAATCCACTATAATGATTGTTAATGATAATATCTTTTGCTACCGATTTGTTTATAGGTCTTATTGATAATTTAGATATATCACAATATTCTTTCATAAACTACCACTCCAAAACTCGTTTAGGTGTTGCCAAGTTTGATTTTTAACAATCTTAATAACGTTGGCAGAGGAAATCCTATTATTACGAGCTATAACTCGTATATTACGATGTCCCATTCTCCAAAGTTTTCTAATGTTTAATACTTGTTCATCGGTCAGTTTTGCTGATGGATGAGTCTGTCCTCTTCTTATTGGCATTTAATCTGTGATAATGTTACCAAATGTTGTTTTTAACCAATCGTTAATATCACCAAAGTTATTAACAACTTTGTACTTTAATAGAATCTTCATGAAATCCATTTTTACCAAAGGAGAAATGGGTTCATTGAATCTATCTAATGTTTTCATTTTTATTTGACCCGAAATATCTACATCATCAAGTTGCATTAAATCTTTATTAAGTAGAATTTGCTCTTTAGCCTCTAAAATATCTTTGTAGATTTTAATCTTACCTTTTGTTTCTTCTACTTTTTGTTCACAAAGTTGGAATAAATCATCTACTGAAAGTTTAGTTTCTTCAGTAATCTCTGGAAATCTTTTTACTAAAGTTTTGATTCCACAACCATATACACCTGGTATATTATCTGATTTATCACCATCCAATACTCTATAAAGTAAAAGATTTTTAGATTCTATTCCATATTCTTCTTTTACCAACTTTTTGTTGTACATTTTCTTTTTGGTGGGTGACCAAACGATGGTAGTGTCATTAACTAATTGTAGGAAATCCTTATCAGTTGACATTATCACCGCTTGTTCATCTTCTTTAAGAAGGTTTGTTGTGATATAAGCCATGATATCATCGGCTTCAACACCATCATATATCATAGTTGTTATTGGGAGATAATTTAACATTTCGTTTAACCAAACGAATTGTCTTTTCATTGATTCTCTTTCATCCTCATCGTTCATCAAATCAGCATACTGACGATTTACTCTGAGTTGATTCTTATCTCGTTGTGCTTTATAATCACTAAATACCTTCTTTCTTCTTTGGGAACCACCTTTCCCATCAAATACCACAACAACACGAGTCGGTTGAGTTTGTCTGATTGCATATCCAATGGATTTCAATACACCAGTTACACCACCAACATGGTCACCATCATCATTCATTGTAGGAATGGATGACCAACATCTGATGAATGTATTTAAACCATCGATAATCAACACACGAGAATTCTTGTGTTTATCGATATTTTGGTTGTGTTCTACTTCAACCGATTCTAAAATGTTCTTGTAGAGTTCTTTCATGTAAGAAGGTCTTTTTCTAAATTTTGTTGGTAAATTTCAAGTGCTTCTAATCTATCTAAAGAATCAGCAAGTAATGCTAAAGCTTCCTCGGCATTCTTGTAGAAATCTTCAGTAGAGTGGTCACCAATACCAACTGCCTTCTTGTCTAATAAGTCGAGAGATAGAAGTGCCTTGGCTTTATCAGCTTCGGCACTTTTTCTCAACATTGTTACTAACTTACTCATAACTTTGTTTTTATTCGGGCATCTCAGTATCAATCTCCATATTATCGATATCTAAAGTATCTGATTTATATTGTAAGATAGTTTCTTCACAAATCTTTTTGTAAATTTGTTCTCTTACATCAGTTCTCTCATCCATCAATTCGATAAAATCTTTTGATTGGAATTTGATTTCTTCACCAGTTTCAGTATCAATATAGGTGTACCAAGCCCCTGCTTGTTTTACTAATTTGTTATTTTTCATAACTCCTAACCAAGAGCCATAGTTATCGATTCCTCTATCAAAGTAAATTTCAAAATCAGCGGAACGTAAAGGTGGTCCCATTCTGTTTTTAACTACTTGACAACGAACCTTCATTCCAACAACCTTATCTTGGCCGTTTACCTTCATTTTGAGTTGCCCCATCCCTTTTAATCTCAATCTTACAGAGGCATGGAAAGCTAATGCTTTACCTCCAGAGGTAGTCCATGGGTCACCAAAAGGCATTGCGTTCATTTTCTGTCTAAGTTGGTTAGTAAATACCAAAGTAATTTTCTGTCTACCAATCATATTGGTAATCTTTCTCATTGCCTTTGATATGATGATTGCTTTATCAGTTGCGTAACCATCTTTACCATAATCAGCTGCTAGTTCTGATTTGGTTGATGCTGCTGCTACTGAATCCACAACGATAGTTACTATCCTATCTTTAGAAGTTTCACGAACTTTCTCAATGATTGTTTCAGTAAAATCAAAGATTTGTTCAACTGAATCTGCGGTTACATAAAGAAGTTTAGATACGTCCACACCGATAGCTTCTAAAAATTCTCTACTTACTGCAGTTTCTGTGTCAATCAATACCGCAACACCACCTTGCTTTTGTGTTTCTGCAAGGAGGTGTGCTGATAGTAATGATTTACCACTTTGTTCCAAACCAGTAACTTCTGTGATTCTACCAACAGGTAAACCACCATAAGGGCGATTGGAAATAGCCACATCTAACATAGCACATCCAGTCGATACCCATCCCTCTACATTTGTAGGAGCAGTATCATCATCAAGGAAAAATGCTACCTTGTTATCTTTCGATTGTTTATTCAGCTCACCCGCTAGGATGTCAGCCAAATCCATTTCTTTTTTCGCCATTTAGTTTGGTTTAGTTGTTAAACAAGTCATCAAATGCTGCAGCTACATCATCAGTTTTCTTTGAAGTAGATGGTGTAGATACTTCTTGTGAACCTCCCATATCATGAGAAGTAGTGGTCTGTGGTGTAGAAAGAGTTTCTTGTGTTACTGATTCACTTTCACCTTCACCACTTGGGTTTAACCAACCTTCTAATACTCCTTTTAACTCATCATAAGATAACTCTGAGTAAAGGTCTGTGATGTTAGTTTGGTTTTCCAAGAAAGAAGTTGCATTTTCTGAGTTTTCACTCAAAGATGATTCACTTGGTTTAACTCTGATTGTTGTAGTTGGGTAAGATGTACCAGCTTCTTCTGCTGATTTGTACTCGATTGTTAAATCTCTACCACTTGTTGGGTCTGTAATATCACCATAATCAGGATCAGCGATATACCCAAGGATTTCTTGGTAAACAGTTTTACCAAATCCCCAAAATCTTACTCCTTCACCTTCTTCACCTCTAACGATAACAGGTACGAAAGTTCTCAACTTTGGTTCCATAGCTTTTGCAGCTTTCCAATCTTCTTTATCACCCATTCTTTTTAGTTTATCCGCAAACTCTACAATAGGGTCTGGTCTACCAAAAGATTGTGGTGAAAGATAAGTTTTGTTGTTAATGTTGTAGTGAAAATAAAGTTCGATAAAAGGATTATCTTTGTTGAACTTGTAAGGTACGATTCTCACTTGGTGTTTACCTGGAGTTGGTTTCCAAAGTGCATCTGTCTTACGTTGTGTGTTTTGTAGTTTGTTCAGTCTACCTCTGATAGCGTTAATGTCTAGTGCCATAATTTTACCTCTTTAAATGTTAATAATTAATTGTTTTATCGGTGTGTGTTTTACTATATATAAATATACGAAAATCGAAAAAACCACCGAAAAATCTTCTCGAAAATCGTATTTTTTTTAACTATTTTCCCCACTTACCATTCTTGACAATTTGGGCAATAACTCCATAAACTGATAGGTCTTGGTATGAATCATTTATAGATTCTCCTACATTATCTTTACCACCCAAAACTACCAATTGCTTTAATCTCATTATTTTATCATTCATTCTAAACCAAAGACCTGTGAGTGATACCTTTACTTCTTCTTCGGTTTCTAATTTTGAACCTACTGATATGTTTTCAGGACCGTAGTTAGATTGTTTTTTACAGAATAGCTCATATTGGTCGAACATTATTCTTTTAAATTCCATTGTAGTTTCTGGATATAATTTTTCAATCTCTTCTACAATTTCTGGATTATCATATTTGATAACTGAGTATTCAACCTCATCAATAGGTTTAAAATTTAATTTGTGTTCTCTTGTTGATTTTTGTTGTACTACTCTTGGGCTGGTAGTAGTCTTTGTAGTTCTTTTTGCCATATAACCTTTTTTATAATCTTTTACAAAGATATGAATTATTTTTTAATTATACAAATTTTTTCCAATTTTTTTCTTCATTAGTTGCAGCTACCTCATATGGATGGTTATCATAAGTATATCCCATCTTGTAATATCTTGTCATCCAAGAAGGAGACTGTAAGTAATGTTGATATTCATGAACCAAAGTTTCAATAATCTGTTTTTTAGATTTCATTTTTGGATGGTAGATGAATATTGCGTTTTCCATAAAACAATATTCAGCATCAGGTGATTGTTCTCCCTCCATATCATCTTCACCACTTAATCGTGCATAAATTGAAGTTTCGTAATCAATGTAAGGAGTACATTCGTGAAATTTTGAAAAGCCGTAATACTCTTCAATTTTTGGATAAACTTTATTAACGAATTTTTTAATTTCTTTAAGTTTCATATATTATC